TAATTTAGTTTTTTTAATTTTGTTATTGGTTAAAACACTAGATTCAAATGCACGCTTAGACTCAGATTCCTATCTTCACTAATAACATCAGTGAAATTAAGTCGTGGTTCTATTTGTACATGGTCATCCCATCCATAAGTTTTACCTAAACCTATATCCAGAGATTCAGAACCAGTACCATAACCAGCATATGCGAAATTGTTATCTTTGATGTAATATCGAGTACCGATATTGATATCATCAAAATTTGCAATCCCTGCAGTAATACCTATATTATCAAAGAAATAATAAGTAATACTCGGTGATGCAATATTGATGGCAACATCTGTAGATGATACACTCAAAGCACTTAATTGGGTTGTTCCTTTTTCTTGAGAAAATCCCGCAAAAGTATAAACAAATAACGCAAGCGTTAAAATTAATTGTTTCATAATCACGTTTTTTTAATAATTGTTATTGGTTGTTCTCAGTGGCCACTGATTGTTTAAGTTGATAAACTTTGCCAATGTCATCAACATAGTCATCTGGATTATAAGACAGTCTTAATAATTTATCTTTAACTTTAAGCATCTTATCTTTCAACTCCAGATCGATATTCTCTTCTAATTTATTATCTATTAAATCTATACATTCTAATTTAATATTTTCATAAATGTTTTTTTTATTTTTTTCTGATCCATTTAAAATAGATTTTATTATTTTTTTCTCATCTTCACTTATATCTGCGTATTTTGAATTAAATTTACTTACTGCCATTTTTGTTAATATACTTGGGGGTAGATTAACTTTATCATATTCTTCCATTTCCTCTACCTTATCTTCTTTTAACATTTTATTTTTAATAAAATTAATAGAGGTGTGTAATTTATCCAAAGTGGCTGGGGATTTAACAGTATTAGTTAAGATATCTATATGGTTATATAATTCAGAATTTTCTTTAATAAGCTCTTTATCTTTTAGCAAAGATAATAATTTTTTATTACCCTTATTAATTTTTTTCTTATCTAAGTTTTTTAATAATTCTATATTTTCTTTTATATAAAATTGGGCATCTGACTCTTTCTCAAATTTTTTATATTCTAAATTTTTATAAATAAAATATTGAGATTTTAATTCCTCTTCTTCCTTTAATACTTTTATATATTTCCTAAATAATCGTTTACCAGAATCATCTTTTTTAATTATAGATTCAGATAAAATATTATTAAATGTATTTTTTATGATACCAAAATTATCCATACTTTTTTTATTATAAATATTGTGACTTTAGAAAAAAGCCTATTTTATCATCTCGTCTATCTCTGCCGCCATCCGACTTATATTAGAATTTAATTTTTGAGTGTCATCATCAACTGAATCTAAATCATAGGCATTTTTATCATTATCTATACTTTCTAACAATTTTTTAAGGTATATGCTTTGGTATTTTTTTGTCTTTTTTTCTAAATTATTTTTATTATTTTCTGTTAATAAATCGCCTTTTTTATTGGTGGACTCTACCGGGGTTTCTGCTGCCGCAATCTCTCCACCTACTTCGGCACCTGCTTCTGTCGCCGCCGCACTCTCTAAGTCTGCACCAAAGTCTCCACCACCCATAGGTGCCCCACCAATGTCAGATCCCATTCCAGCATCTCCTCCAGCTTCGCCGCCTGCTGCTGCCTCATCTGGAGTCGTTCCAAATTCACCATATAAAGTATCTACTCTATCGAAGATACCGGTTTTCTTAATCACAGTAGAAGTCTGTTCCAATTCTGCAGATGCTGCTTTTTCTAATCTTTGTTGCTCAAAATCATTTCTTATTTCTTCTTCACTCATTCCTAATATATCTCTTTTTGCTCGCGTCATAGAATATGCGGCGAAACCATTACCCGCATCCGATACTGCCTCTTTAAATAATGTCATTTTTAATTGTAATTGCTCCGTAAGTAACATATCTGCTTGTGTAGATGGGTTATTAAGTGAAAGAGTAAAATTTTCTAATTCGTCTTCTAAACCTAATACATATAAATGAATAATAGCAATTTTATTTAATTCTTGTATCATTGATTGTTGTATCCTATTTATGGTTCTAGAAAATCTAATATCTTGTAAAGCTAAATTTTTACCCTCCCCAGTAACCTCTTCAAAATTTAAAAATGCCTTAGGAATTCTCAGAGCAGTAAATAATTTTTTTTGTAGATATTGTATATCCGCAATTTCGGATAAATTAGTAGCACCTGGAAGAGTATCAATAGGACTAGGGGCATTTGGATCACGTACTGGTATAAAATAATCTTGATCTTGTGCCATTTGGTTATATCTAGTGTCTATTTGTCCTGTTTTTTGATCAACCACTGGACTTCTCTTAAAATTATTTGCGATTTTTTGTATATAGGCGGGCACATCTTTTTCATCTATATTACCAACAAATATTTTAAATATTCTTCTCTCAGGTGCTCGAGTAACTCTATAAATTAACATTGCATCTTCAGATAATAATAATTGTTTCCATATTCTTCGAGCCTTTTCTAATACTGAAGTACCATAAGGCAATCTTCTATCATCACCTAATAACCTAAAATGTGCAATTTGCCACGCATTAAATTCAAAATCTCTATTAGCCCATTTAAATTTAACGGGATTAAACTGATCTTCAGTTTCCAGATTTGAGTTTTCACCAAACCCATCATTTTCCTTTCTCGTAATTTCTATATTAGGTAATTGTTTAACATTCGTTATTCCCTCATCACCATCTATATTCAAATATAGAAAATCATCTCCGTATTTACAGGTATTTCTAGTCCACATCGGTAAATTAGTATGAATATCCAACCTATTAAAAAATAGATCTTGTAATATTCTTTTAACTCTTTTACTTTCTGAAAATATATTTAAAATTCTACCTTCACCATTTTGAGTGGTACATTCTTCCATCATTATATCTAACGCCGCCGCAATTTCGGGAAAAAATTCCATACCCTCAAAATCTGCATAGGAAGCTAATCTAGTAGTTTCATAATAAATAGAATGTTGATAAATCTCATTATCAACCTTAGACCACATATTGGATAGGTATTTATTTTGTTGTTGTTGTAACTTTTCGTAATCGTATTCTTCTTTAGATTTAGTTTTTAATAATTCTTTATCATTTAAAGAATACCTAGATTTATTTTGTCGCTGCGGTATATCAGGGCCAAATAAATCACTTAGTTGTTGAAATATCGTTTTTTTTGCCATTTTTTCTAATATATAGTATTTTATCCTATTATAATAAGTATTCGTTAAAAACTAAATATTACTTAATCCCAAATAACCAATTATATTCTCCCTCATCCCCATTTCCAGCTCCTGGTTGTTGAGGGTGATAGGTAGGGGTATTAGTATAAAAAGGGTTGATGTGTGTCTTATCGACCTTATCTGTTTCTCCTTCATTAGATATACTAACCCAACTCTCTAACATTGCTTTTGTTTGTTTTTCTATTCTTTCTAATCTCTTAAATGATGTTTGTACCACAAAAATACACATTGCTAGGGACATAATTAAATCGTCATGATAACCTTCCATGTGATCGGGTCTACCATTTTTATAAACAAAAGTTTTTAATTCTGAAGTTAGTCTCGTAGATCTTATGATAGTTTTATTTTCTCTTATATGTTCTTCTAATTCACTTACCATTTGTAAGCGTGTATTTCCTACATTAAATCCGGGAACTTTATCTCCTTGTTTATATACAGTTTTTGCGTATTTTTCACTTAATTTCCTACTTTTAGGATCATCATAATGAAGATATTTATATTCCATTTCTAATAATTTCATTACAGTAGATACACCCATTCCCCCAGTAATATCCACTACAGTATACGCTTGATATAAATTTCCATATTTATAAACTATTTCAGCTAAAAAATCAGGTGGTAGTTTATATTGAAACTCTGCCACTTGTTCTAATCCCTCAAAATCTAATATAACAATAGTAGAGCTATCTGCCCCATCTCCTCTCGATACATCCACCCCCATAATATACTTATGTCCCTCTTCTGGCTCTTTCCACACCCACATAGCTTGCTCAACCTCGGCCCCATAAGTGGGGTCTATAACATTATTTTTTTCATGATATTCTATGTATTCTTCATCCACAACATTACCACCAGAACTAATAAATGAAACATCTAATTCTTGTGCTATCTGTTTTTTATCTCCATTCATATCATTACACATATCTTCATACCAGGGAGAAGTGGCCATCCAATCATCATTAACCATTACATCATATCCATCTATTTCGAGTGTAGAAGTTTCATATGTTACACCACTATATTCCCATCTTAATTTATCTCTACCTATACTTTCACATTTAATTTC